CTAACAAAAATAAGGAAATATTATATATGAAGAAGTGCTCTATATGTAAGCAAACCGGGCATAATAAGCTTACCTGTTCTAAATCAGGTATTGGATTAGGCACTGCTTTAATTTCAGGATATGAAACAGATATAAATGTAAGACCGCAAGTTAAAATAGATATGCCTATATTACCGCAGATGGATAAATCAGAGCGTGTAAAGAGGCTGGAAGAGCATTTGGCTATTTCAAAGGTTAGACACGAAGACCAGATTATGAACTTTGCTACTCTAAAAGAAGCAAATACATACTGTGTCATTTGTGGTGTATCAGCGCAGCAATATGGGCCTTTACTTGAAAAGTTCATTAGGATGAAGTTTAACTATAGCAAAAATAATGCAAAGGATTGTACCGGAGACTGCTCAAAGGAAGGAAAGAACTCAGAAGTTAAAGTATCGCTCGGAGGAGCTACACATAAAAAATTCAATTTCGTACAAATTAGACCTTCACACGACTGTGATACTTATATACTTACAGCATATCATCTATCTCTTGAAAATGTAAAAACAGAGGGCGAGCTGTATATTTTCAAAGTCCCAAAATCGGATATTAAAAATTTGGTAGTTTCTTATGGTGGTTATGCGCACGGAACTATAAATGAACACGGTATTATTTCTGATGATTCTATAAATGATGAATTATCCATAAAAGAGTATGCTATTCGCCCAACTATCAATGATGAATGCTGGAATGCTTTATTGAAGTTTAGAGTTCCCGAATCAGAGCTTTAATCATTTAATCATACATTTCGCTATATGCCCTAACAAGTTCTCCTCTTCCAATAGAGTTCTGTCGTGCAGTATCAAGACTTAGAGTATAATCAAGAGCGTTAAATCGTTCAACCAGTGTATTTTTATTTATTTTTGATTTAATCCAATGCCAACTTTTAGGCCTTAGCATTTCAAGACCCGTATCAATAATTTCACCACATTTTCCACCATAAGCACGCATTGCAAAGTCTGCTCCTTCTGGAGGCGTCGGTTGTCCTTTTGCATCTTTTGGACCGAACCCTAAAAAGTCCCAGTCATCGTGTTTTGTAGAAAGTTCTATAATAGGACGCTCGGTATCTCTTTTCTCCCAGATTTGGAAACAGCATTTAGCCATCATAGGAGGGTTAAAAGAGCACGGTTTCATCGGAATTTCTTCGTCAAATATTAGGTGAAAACTCGCATTTAGCTTATTATGAACACTTACTCTGCGAAATGTTCGCGGAATAATGAAAGCAATTACATCAGCCCATTTTGATGCGTGATTGAAGAACTTGATAGCAAGAGAACTTACTCTGCCAAATGGAGGATTACCGACAACAAGAATCTTGCCAGAGTCGCCTGAGTCGCCTGTTGCGCAGCTTGCATAGCTTGCTGGATTGTATGTGAGAAAGTCCTGTTTAATAATATCATCGTGTTCTGGAGAAATATCAATTCCAATCTTCTTGGCTGTCGGGATTCTAGTAAGGAAACTTCCATTACCTGCGCTCGGTTCTATTACCAACCCCCATTCATCCCACTTATAAATGGTACCAATTCTTTCTAAACATTTCTCAGATATTGTCGGAATTGTATAGAACTTATCAAGCCCCGCATCGCGAACCTCTTCTGTCATAATATGATGTCAGTCATATTTATTATATCATTTTTTATTTTATTTTTAATTTCTTTTTAATTTATTAGATATCTCAAGCGTTATCGAATAAAGAGACGATTTGCCTTTTCATAGGATAGTTCTATGTTTCTGTCGTATTTATTTAATCTTTCTAATCGCATCTGCTCTTCCTTTTCTTCGCGCAGTTTTTTGAGTTCCTGTTGTTTAAGCTCTTTAGCACTGAGCTCAACTTTTGCCTTAGTATCACGATATACTTCGTATTCCTCTACACTCTTGAATTCCTTCATATCTTTTATAATAGATGTGTCTATTAATCGCGTCCCTTCGTGAGCTTTCATATAATCTGAATATGATAGAGAGTTCGTTTTCTTTACGCTACTGCTACTATAATCATCGGGCCTTTTGTTTCCCAATTCAGTAAATTGGAGACTTTTTGCCAGCAATAGAGGCTCAGGCTCTCTATATTTAACTAATTGTTTATTAATAGGCACTTTGCTATTAAAGATATCATTGAAGCTTTTGTTATCTATCTTATTTTTTTTAATAACTTTATCTATTTTAATGTCCTCGCGGACTTTTGAGGATTCATCCATATTTTTTCCATAACCGAACTCCATTTCATCGTCATATACCTTGCATTTCTCAAAGTTTCTATTGAACTTTTGCGAAAATAGCTCGGCATTATTGCTGTCGCCGTCGCGTCCGTCGCGGCCTTCGCGTCCGTTCATATTGACGATACTCGGATGAGGCATCTTGTTGCTTACTATCTTATCAAAGAATTCGCTGGACTGTTTTTTTAACTCCATATGTGATAAGTCGCTTTCGCGTTTTTTGTATTCCAGAGCCAATTTTTCAAAGCAATATGTAATTATATTAAATATATCTTTGTTGCCTCCTGGCTTATCGGGGTGTGCGCTTATTGCCAGCTTTTTATATGTTTCTTTAAGCTCATTCCAAGTGAAGTTTTTGGATATATTGAAAACTTCATAAGGGTCTATCGTGTCCATATTAATATTTTTTAAATCTATATTAGCCGCTTGCCCGCTCTTCTTCATCGCCTCATAATATTGTTGATATGTATATTGTCTTGAAGATTTAGCTCCCATAGCATTTATAAATATTTATACACCGTTATTTTATATATATTTTTTTATTATATTATATGATACGCGAACTTCGGGAGTTTTATTATATATATAAAATATAAAATATTATAATTATTAACAATTACTAAACAATATGAATAATATAATAATCATCGGTTGTAATTTCTCTGGATTATATTCTGCTATGAAATGCATTGATAATGGCCTGGATGTTATTATAGTTGAAAGGAATAGCTCTTGTTGCGAGGAAATCATAAATTACAAGATATTCAATAAACTTCACACGCATTATATACAATTGCTAAATCGCCTGTCTATTAAATACAGCAGCTATAATCTCTGTTTTAATGAAAAGCTCTTGTATATTATCAATAGCGTCCTACAAAAAGCCAAGCATATTCCTTCAAAATTTCTGTATATGCAGACATTTGATAAGCTCTGTTATACCCTGCTATCACAGAGTGATTACAGCTATCTCAAAAAAAATATTAATAAATACGACAACATCTATTGTAATATCTCGGCCTTATATGGGATATCTATGTTTAGCAGCGAAATTAATAGCAATAACGAGTTTTTCATAGTAGAGGAGGATTGCAATGTTATCATAAACAAGATGTTAGAATATTTATACAGTAAAAATGTGATTATCAAGTTTAATACAGATGTGCGCGATATAACTATTGAAACCGATAATAATATAACAGTCTTTGCGAAATATTGTACGATTCCTGTGGCGAAGGCTCTCATTTTAAACTTGTCAAAAGACAATCTGCTGAGATTCAAGTTTATTAGCAAGGATAATCGGCGAATATTAAATAGTGTCAGCAAATATAATATAGATTGCAATAATATCTATAATGATAACAACATAATAAATGAACACAATATACAGAATCACTTGATTAACAATTTGAATATCGTATATCCTATCAAAAAAACCTCGCTATATTTATGGAATATAGGAATCAACAACATAATTGTTAGGGAAAAAATTAAAAACCTATATAACAACATATTCATATGTAATGAAGCCTACTCTAAAAATGTTTTCTTCGCCAATTATACGCTTGAGCTATATGAAGAAATACACAATAAAATTATTAATCTATATAAATAAAAATTGATTTTATTGACTTATAATTTAATAATTAAATGTTATTTATAACCGACGAGTTGCAGAATTGTATTCTCATTATTATCAACATCTGTAATAATCAATACATTAGAAACCTCTGGTTCAGATATATTGATTATTATAATATTAATGGAATCTATGACAATAATTATATATTAATAAATCACATCATAATGCTAATTATTTTTATACCTATTACTTAAGATAATATGTATTTGATTCATAAATTCTCCTTTATTCTTACTTTCATATCTGTGCTACCAAAACCACCCGAGCCTCGTGATGTAGTCGCATAATTATCGGTTTGTAATTCAACATCCTTGCTTACTAAATTTTCTATAACAATTTTAGGATATATTTGTTTTTTCATAATAATTTGACAGCATTTATAAGGCATTATCAAATCATCACAGTCATTATTTATTTTTCTCAAAGCAACATATAAATTACCTGTGTATCCCTGGTCTATGATTCCTACACTATTTGCTAATATGTATCCAGAACGACTTATTGAACTTCTGGGAACAATTTCAACATAATACCCGTTTGGTATTTCTAATTTAATGCCTGTATCATACAGTACTGTATCGCTATTTAATCTCTTATACTCTTTTATTATCGTCAAATCTAATCCAGCATCTGAATAATTATTTTTTGATGGAACAACGGCATCTGTATCAACCTTATAGATTTTTAACACAGGATTTAACTCTTTTGCGTCAACCGGATTGCTTAAAAAATTATATAATTCGCTATTAGTAAAAAGCTCGTCCATATCAGTTCCATTGATATATATTTGTCCCATAAAATCTACAATATTTGAGTTTTTATACTCTAATACATATAATTCATCTCCTGTTTTCTTAGCTTTACATTCTTCTTTTAGGACTTTATGAGGTGTTTTATAGATTTCAGTTATCTTTTTCAATGTATTGAAATTGTATATCTTAATATAGAGACAATTATTAACAATTTCCCCATTCTTTTCAATGTATGCTTTAACAAAATTATTCAATAAGTTTTTATCAGCATTATAAATTGTATTCATATACAATGATAAGTCGTAGTGTTTTGTATTAACTAGATATAGATCCAAGTGTTTAACAAAGATATCTTTAATGATATTGAGAGATGTGATGGTAAGCTCAATCGTATTTGTATCACAATTGAAATGTACCTCACCGAGCTTTTTGAAAATCTCAATAATTTTATCAATATTTTTATAATAGCCGTAATTATTTATTTTTTCTTTATTAAAATTGATTTCTACAATAATCTTATCATAACAATTATCTTTAATATTAAATATAATTAACCCCAATATATATGCCTTCTCATAAGTATTTATTGAAGAGAAATAATTATTTTCGCATATATCCATAGACACTTGTCTCTGCTTAATACCCTTGATATATTAATATTAAAATAACTTTATATATTTTATCAATAGATAATAGATAATAGATAATAGATAATAGATAATAGATAATAGATAATAGATAATAGATAATAGATAATAGATAATAGATAATAGATAATAGTATAGTAGATATATAAAAGATGACAGGAAAACATATTAATCTTGATAAGTTCTATACAAACAAAGATATTGTAGGTGTATGCTATGATGCGATTAAAACACATCTTGATATTGATAAAAAAGAGCTAATAATAGAGCCAAGTGCCGGCAACGGAGCATTCATAAATATTATTAA